GTGCCTACCTGAGCGATGCCAACCTGAGCGATGCCAACCTGAGAGGTGCCAACCTGAGCGGTGCCAACCTGCGCGGTGCCAACCTGAGCGGTGCCAACCTGAGCGATGCCAACCTGAGCGGTGCCAACCTGAGCGGTGCCTACCTGAGCGATGCCAACCTGAGCGATGCCAACCTGCGCGGTGCCAACCTGAGCGGTGCCAACCTGCGCGGTGCCAACCTGAGCGGTGCCAACCTGAGCGGTGCCAACCTGAGCGATGCCAACCTGAGCGGTGCCTACCTGAGCGATGCCAACCTGAGCGATGCCAACCTGCGCGGTGCCAACCTGCGCGGTGCCAACCTGAGCGGTGCCAACCTGAGCGGTGCCAACCTGAGCGGTGCCAACCTGAGCGGTGCCAACCTGCCTGATCTCACATACGTAATCATAGGTGAGAAATACTTCATCAGCATCACAAACGGTGAATATGTGCGAGCTGGGTGCCAGAACCACACCGCAGAGGAATGGCGTAAATACAGCAAGCATGAAATTGCTGAAATGGATGGTCGTAAGGCCCTGAAGTTTTACCCACGCTTGCTGGATATTATTGATTTCTATCTTGGCAAGGGTGAAAGACCGGGCTGGTTAACCAGCAAAGAATACGCAGATGAGGCCGCATAGTCGGCCTTTCTTTTTGGCAGCAAGCCACTTATCTGAGGTGAGATATGGATGATGAAGTCGAATGCGACGTATGCGGCAAAGGGATTGCTGCGGTTGCCGTTTACAGTGGCGATGGTAATGAAGAGCTTTGCCACGAATGCTATCACGACATTTACGACATTGATGATGATCCCGCTGAATAGCAGCCGATAGCCGATTCATGGAGTCGGTTATCTGATGCAATCCGCATCATAACCAAGACAGGAGACGAAGACCTGTTCTGGTTAAATGGAGAAATAACCCTTGTTGTCTGTTCGCCCCGCTAGACGGGGCTTTTTTTCGCCTGGAGAATGCCATGTCAAAGAAAATTGAAGATTGCTATGCCCCGTATGTCCGCAACTTTCTGGAAGATAACTGGGACGATTTCGTAGATAAGCTCGCCGAAAATTATGGCGAAGACGACGCGGAAGAAATCGCCGAAGAAATCGTAAAAGGGCTGATCTGACAAAGGCCGCCTAAGCGCGGCTTTTTCATTCCCGCATATCAACAGCGCTTCATTCTAGGCGTTTTCGCTATGCCAATCATTCAAACATAAGGAATCCCACGATGACATTTGCTATCGCGGGCGGTGCCGTCTTGGGTGCCGCTCAACTCAATGAATCGCTACTCGAGCTCATCACCCGCCGCATGCGCGGTATCTGCAAAACGCTTAAGGAGCTGACATGTACGGCAATCAAACAGTAAACCATCAGGCCCTTATGGCCGCGCAGAGCAAGGCGGTAATCGCCCGCTTCCTCGGTAACGGCGACATGTGGCTGGAAGCTGCAAAGCAGATGAAAGCGGCGTTAAGCATGCCCTGGTACCGGAGGCCGCAATGACAACTCCAGTTCGCGAATGGTCGGATGATGCCTTTATCCGACTCATGAAAGATTTGATGAAACAGCAACCGAAACAACAGGAGCAGAAGCTATGAGACTGAGCCTGACAGATGTCAAAGAAATTGAGCAAATTATCGCCGCGCTGGACGCGACGGATAACGAACGCATCAGCGATGAAGTTGAGCGTCTGGCGAAGAAAGCCAACCCGTTTATTTCGGCTCTGGCGGGGCTGGATGCTGATGAGCATACCGGTGACGCCATCAACTATCTCGAAGGCCATAGCATTGCGTTTCAGGACGCGTCCGAGGGTTGGTGGATTGATGCGCTTACTGAGCGCGTTACCGCTGAGTATGCCATCAGCATCTTCAAAGCGCGGCATTCACACAGGGAGGCAGCGTAATGTCATTCGATATCGTCAGTTTCGTTAAGCAGCAGGAGCCGCTGTTTTGCGGAGCAATGACAGACCAGACGGTCACATGGGCTAAGGAAAGCCAGTTTGCCATCCAGCTATTTCAGAAAAACGACTTCCTCGCGCAGACGGCAATCAACAACCCAACCAGCGCGCAGAATGCCATCATCAACGTTGCGGCCATCGGCATCACGCTGAACCCGGCGAGCAAGCTGGCTTACCTTGTGCCGCGCGACGGCATGGTGTGTCTCGACATCAGCTACATGGGCCTGCTTCATCTGGCTCAGTCGTCAGGCTCAATTAAATGGGGTCAGTGCAAGCTGGTATACGCCAACGACACCTACGAATCCAATGGACTGGATAAAGCGCCAACGCACAAATACAACGCGTTCGGCGACCGCGGAGAAGTGGTCGGCGGTTATTGCACCGTCAAAACGCCTGATGGTGATTACCTCACGGAAGAGATGAGTCTTGCAGAAATTAAAGCCGTGGAAGCTACCAGCAAGGCCAAGAATGGCCCGTGGAAAACTTTTTGGGAAGAAATGGCGCGCAAGACGATAGTTAAGCGGGCCCACAAATACTGGCCTAAAACTCCGCGTCTGGATAACGCGATTCATCTGCTTAACGATGATGAAGGGATGCATCAGGAGCCGGTAATGCCATACCACTCCGAAGAGCAAATCATGGAAGACGAGCGCAAGCGCCAGCAGGAGGTCATTGATAAAGCCAGCGACCTTTGCGATGAAATGGCTCAGTCCGAAACTATGGACGACCTGAAACGGAAATTTGCCGAGGCGTACAAGCTGACATCCGGCATGAAATTGCAGCAAAACGTCCAGGCGGTCTACGCAGAATGCAAACTGAAACTGGAGGCGGCCAATGAGCAAACTGTATGAGGTCGCCAGCGACTACGCAAGGCTGATGGATGCCGATATCGACCCGGAAGCAATGGCAGATACCCTCGAAGGGATTGAGGGGGAGCTGGCCGATAAAATCGAGCAGCTGCTTGCTATCTGCAAAAACGAATCGACGTATGCTGAGCGCCTCAGGAATGAGGCAAAGAACCTGACCGAGCGCGCGGTGAGCATTGAAAACAAGGTCGCAAATATCCGCGCCTACATCGCTACATCACTCGAAACTGCCGGTAAAAAATCAATCCGCGCGGGTATTCACCAAGTAACAGTCCGCGCGCCTTGTCGTTCAGTAGAGATAACCGACAGCGCCCTTCTCCCTCCTGAATACGTCGAATACGACACGGTGATTAAGCCCGACAAAATGGCTATCAAGCATCTGTTGGAGGGCGGAAAGGATGTTCCTGGCGCGACACTGAAGACCGGCAAGCCATCACTGCTAATCAGGTAGTCGCCATGAGCGAGCCATTCAAAAAACGCCGTGGCAATCAGCAGACGCTGGGCCGCAACTGGACCACCAAAGAGTTAAACCTCATCAAATCACTGGCCGGCACCGTCCACCCTAAAGTCATCGCCCGCCAGTTAAACCGCTCATACGAATCTATCCGCCAGATGGCAAAACGCGAGCATATCAGCCTGCGTCGCGTTTAATCGTGCGCCACGGACGGCGCGAGGAAAAATCCATGATTACACATGACCCGCTTATCACACAAAGCGAGCTGGCCGCTCGCGTCAAATCTCAGCCGATGCCGAGCCGCGAGGAGCTCATGAAGCGCAACAGCTTCGGCTCTGTGAATAACAACAAATACCTCAACCGCTGGCTGCGTAAAGGCGGTGCCGCATGAACAGAGCATCACCGATTGATTTAAGAAGAGGGCTTGAAGCAGCCCGTGAGTTGGCAAACATCGGTATACGGTTTGTTCCAATTCCCGCAGCAACTGATGAAGAGTTTCAAGCCCTTTCCGCCGAGCTTTCCCGGAGGCTTGAGGCTATGGCTATTGAGGCTGAAAAAACGGAGGGTGGTGCCGCATGAAGACCCACTTCTACAGCCCCACTCTAGATCGAGAAATGCCCGAATGGATGCGCGCCGAATACCACTCGGATGACCTGCGGGGAACGCTGTGTGGCTATATGCGCCGCACAACGACAAATCGCGAGTTAGTGACCTGCTTGCGTTGCCAGAAACTGATGCAGAAGCAGGAGCGTACCGCATGACTGACACAGCAAAACTGAAAGCGGCGGCTGAGAAAGCACGCTGGGGCGACTGGTCTGCATATAAGCCGCATAGTGGGGCGCGCGGATACGAGGTGCGCGTTGGTAGTGAGGCAGTTGCGCAGCATTGCCTGAAAGACGACGCAGCGTTTATTGCTGAAGCAAGCCCAAAGGCTGTTCTCTGCCTGATAGCAGCGCTGGAAGCCGCAAAAAAAGAAGCGACTCAGTGGAAAGAGGCCGTTGAGGCTTTCTGCGCTGATGACTCTGACTGGCACAAACTAACCACGTCCAACAACGAATTGATCTCTCAACTTTCGTTTGTGCTGTGCAAACAAGCTGATCGCATCGCTGAACTGGAGGCATGCGCATCTAATCTGCAAGTCAACAGGCCAGTGGTTTATGGTGATGGATTTTATGACGGATATTGGAAGGCTCGCAGCGAACAATCCATGTCAAGCGAGGATGAAAATCATGGTTAAAGTTGGCGAGTCTGATTTTTACAGCGCCGTTTCCAAGATGAACGTACATCCTCACAGTGAGAGTAAATTTACTGAATGGGAAGACCTGCGCACAAGGCAAATTATCGGTCGTTCAACGCGAGGGTATCTTGGAACGTTAGCGGAGAAAGAAGAATTTTTCTTAACTGAAAAATTAGCCGCCGCCGCTGGCATCAATCTTGAGACAGGGGGTGAAGCGTGAGCGAAGTGGGGCGATGAATTTAAGTTAACACCATGACCCGCTTAGGCGGGTTTTTTATTGGAGAAATTTATGTCTGATTTGGCAATGAAGGTTCTGAATTGGCAGGCAAAGGGTCGCGTTGGAATAAGCAGTGCGACGATGGCATCAATTGCGCTGGGTCTGGAAAAGAACTTTTATCATGGGCGTTTCGATGCTCCATCCGACCCGGCAGACCTGCACAGATGCATGCTTCTGGTTGAGGATATCCCTGAGATTAAAGATAGCTTTTCCGCAATAGCGAAGAAGGTTAAGAGTTTTTCTCCAATTCTGCGCGAATGGGATCGGCTGACAGGGCTGCTAAAGGAGGAGTTAAAGCGACCAGACGGACGCGCGCCAGAAACTTATGCGCTCATGCAAGAACTACTCAAGGCCGCCTGATGGCGGCTTTTTTACGCCTGGAGATAATGATATGAGAGAACTGCGCGACGACACGCTCATTGACCTGAAATTCATCATGGCTGATACTGGTTTCGGCAAAACCTTCATCTATGACAGAATCAAAGACGGCACCCTGCCAAAACCTCAGAAAATTCACGGCCGGTCACGTTGGCTATATCGTGACCATCAGGCATTCAAAAACAAACTCATCTCCCGCCACAATGGGTAAAACCCTGGGTAAATTATTTACCAACATAAAAAATATCTATATGGCGCAACCCCTTAGACGGTATGTTAGACGTCTGCAGGGGACGCCATACAGGCATTACCTGACTTTTCCCGTCCTCTTCACTCCCCATAAAAAATGCGGCTCTCGCTAACTTAACGTTACTGAGCGTTATCTGACATCTATTAACTTCGCCAACTTTTGTGGGCATATTGTGGGCATAGTCAGAAAGAGATGTAATATTATGCCCATATAATCACCAGTCAGTAGTAAAAGGCCGAGAAAGCCACTGGAGAATCAGGATTTTTAATTTCTCAAAACATATTACACATTAAAACAACAATACACTCACAGATTATTAATTCGAAATCATTTTACTCACACAAATAATCAATTATGCACAGTTCATAATATTTAATTTCTGATTAATACTTTCGACCGATTCCGTTCTCAATTTTAAACGCTATGATATTCCGCCGCTAAATAAATACGTAGTGGTCATAGTGTAAATAAGGACAAATAATATGTTGAGAAAAAGTGCGGCTGAATTTTTCGGCACATTCTGGCTGGTATTTGGT